TACTGCTGCGCCTGGGTGGAAACCCCTTTTTATCGGGGCCAGACGCATGAGTAAGCGGTTTCGGTGACATTGCTTTCCACGGCAACGGTGCTGATTCTACAGCTACCGCTATTGCCATGCAAGCTACAGCTAAGTTTTCGTCAATTTTCGAGTGCGGACACCTGTGGAAAAGGGTTTACATGGCTTGCTGGAGACTTCGCTGTGAGAGCTAGGCCGCGCGCATCCCTGAGTAGCTTTTCCTTGTCTTCTGATGACAGCGCTCGGAAGATGGCCTGTATTTCGGCGAGCATCATCGACGCTTCGTGATCCTGGCTGTTTTCTGCACCAGTCAGTATGTAACCCGTTGTCGTGTTCAGCTCGCGTGCCAGGGCGTCAAGCACGTAGCCCTTGATCGACTTCGTGTTGTTGCTCTCTATGTTGTAGAGCGACGGCTGCTTGATACCAACGCGGCGCGCTAGCTCAGACTGGTTCAGGCGCTTCGACTCGCGAAGGGCCTTCACTCGGGCTCCGATAGTGTCCATGCATTGATTGTTGCTCATCGCTTGAAAAGAATCATAGCGATAGCTAAGACTCTACCTCGCCTTGAGTAATAGTCACAGCTATACTGACGGCATGAAAACGACCGAAGTGATAGAGCACTACCGCTCGCAGTCTGGTGTGGCTAAGGCCCTCGGGATTCGCCAGCCGTCTGTAGCCAACTGGGGAGAGTTTCCCCCTCCAAACCGCCAGCTCCAAATCCAGGTAGCCACTGGAGGCGCCCTCAAAGCCGAGCAGTCCGCCATTGACGAGCTGCTTGGAGTCAGGCCAGCAAAAGCCACGGCCTGACCCATGTTTTCCGCCCACCACCCGCTGGCATCCGACTGCTGGCAGACCCAACGCCAGACGCAGTGCTCTCCCCGCTGCGCAGCTAAGGCAGGTTCTGTCGTGGTGGGCGTTTTTTCTTCGCATGGCGCCATCGTCGTTCAGCAGGACGGCGCGCGCATCCCCAAACCAATCACTGTGAGCGCATCCAGCATGACCTACTGGCCAGGCACCAACACGCCCAAATCCCTGAACAACGCATTCACGCAGCGCCCCGCATCGGTGTTCGCTGCTGACAAGGCAGAGCAGGCAAAAGCAACTATTGCTCGCAACGGGGCGCACTACGGGCAAGGCACCGGCGCAGTCGGCCACGGTGCAGCCGTCATGCCAACGCTGTCCAAGATGGCTCAGACGCTGCTCAAGGCCACGCCGTTCTCGGAGCCCATCGCGCCCAGCAAGTCGCTGGCTTACCGGGCAAAGAAATCATGAGCACCGCCACCAGGGCACGCCGGCTTGACCCGGCCACCTCGCACGCCGCTGCACGCAACGCTGATCGCTTCGCTGACACCCACAAGGGCCGGATTCTGGCCGCGCTGAAAGAAGGGCCGCGCACAGCCGCTGGAATCGCTGCAATGACTGGCCTATCGGTCGTTCAAGTGGACAGACGACTTATCGAGCTGGAGCGCGCCGAGCGCATCGAGTATCTGGCGACTGATGACGGGCAGTCTGTTTCAGTCGGTGGCTTTCGTGTTTTGAGGGCTGTGTAAATGGCTAAGACCATGACCTATTCCGAGCAGCTGCGCCATCCAAATTGGCAGCGGAAGCGCCTTGAGGTTCTTGAGCTTCACGGGTTCAAGTGCTTTTGCTGCGGCAGCAAAGAAAAGACGCTTCACGTCCATCACAAGAAGTACATCAAAGGACGGATGGCATGGGACTACGAAACAGACAACTTCGAGGCTTTGTGCGAGGAGTGCCACAAAGAAGTCCATGGCGCAAAAGAGCGACTTGATGCCGTCATCGCCAGTTTCCCATCCGATATGTACGCGGTTTTGGCTGATGTATTGATCGGGTATGGCGAAGAGTACGTGCCGCCGGAATTCTGGCTGCACGCAGATGGCGACATTTCCCAAGCTGGGCGCATGGCTTACCACCTCCAAGGCAACGTAAGGCCAGGTGAATGCCTTATCGCCGCCGATGCATTCATGCAGCTTGGACCTGAAAAGTTCATTCAAGTGCTGGTTGCTGCGTGCAATAAAGAATTCGAGAGTGACGATGGCTCGGTCTAGAAACATCAAGCCGTCCATCATGGACAACGAAGAGTTGGCGGAGCTTTCAGGGCTTCACCGTCTTCTGTTCATCTATATCTGGATGCTGGCAGATAGGGAAGGTCGATTGGAAGACCGCCCGAAGAGGATTGCAGCCCAAGCGCTGCCATACGACCGCACGGCTGATGTTGGGGCCATGCTGGATGACCTGCAAAGTGCCGGATTCATCGTGCGGTATGTAGTGGATGGTTTGGCCTGCATTTGCATCCCAAACTTCTCTAAGCACCAGTCTCCTCACGTCCGAGAAGCTGACTCGGAATTGCCTTCTCCAGATCAAGGCACGACCAAGGAAGTGACAAAGCACAACCTAGGCAGTGCTCAGTCATCGCAAAGATCGCCTGATTCCCTCTTCCTGATTCCTGATTCTCTGATTCCTGATGTGCCGCAGGCCAAGCCTGCCACGCCACCCCGGAAGCCAAAGGCGGTTAAGACGCAGATGCCGGATGGATTCGGTGTCAGTGATCGCGTGGCGGCATGGGCAAAGGATCGCGGATTTGATCGGCTTGACGAGCACTTGGACGCATTCAGGCGCAAGTCTTCGGCGAAGGCATACGCCTACGCAAATTGGGATGATGCGTTCATGGAGGCCATTCGGGAGGATTGGGCGAAGCTGCGCGGGCAGCAACGAGCAAACAACTCATTTGCTCAACAAGCCGCTGACATCGCCAGGACAACCGTCCCGGGCCGTCCAGGCCGCGACCCGGTGCTTATCGAGCGCGAACACCACGAGAAATTCGGCGCCGCGCCCATCCCAGAAAACATCCGCCAGCAGATGGCAAAGCTGAAAGGCGGGGTTCTGCAATGACTGAAAAACTTCCACGCCTTCGGGTTTCTTTCAGTGGTGGTCGTACCAGTGCCTTTATGGCGCAGTGGCTCAAGAAAAACATGAGCCACCGATATGAGATGGTTTTTATCTTCGCAAACACCGGATGGGAGCACTGGAAAACTTTGCGATTTGCAAATGCCGTAGACAAATACTTTGGTCTGAATCTGGTTTGGGTTGAGGCTGTGCCTCGCAGGGCCTTAGGAAAGTCGTCGGGGCATCGAGTAGTTACATATGAGACGGCGAGCAGGAACGGGGAGCCGTTTGAGGCTGTGGTGGAGGCCTACGGCATTCCTAATATGACGTTTCAGCTCTGTAACCGTGAGCTGAAAAAGAACGCAATGCAGAGCTACGCGCAATCCATCGGTTGGAAAAATCGCAGCTATGAAACCGCTATCGGCATCCGTATCGATGAAATGCGACGGGTCAACAAGGAGACGGCACAAAAAGAGCGCCTTATTTACCCGTTGGTGGACATGATCCCTACCGACAAAGAGGACGTACTGGCCTTCTTTGAAGATTTTGATTGGGATCTAAATATCCCGGAGCACCAAGGAAATTGCATTGGCTGCTTCAAAAAATCCGAACGAAAGCTGCTGACTCTGTACCGAGAAGACCCGAGCAACTTCGATTTTGCAATCAAGATCGATCAGCTCTACCGGAATGTTGGGCCGAACAATGTTCCAGGACCTCGCAAGATGTACCGGGGATTTCGGTCCGCGCAAGACCTTGTTGAACAGTTCCGCACAACAGATTCCACCTATCAGGCACCAACTACAGACGGTGGTTGTAGTGAGTCGTGCGAGCTTTTCCCAACTGAGGCCATGGAGCAAGCATGAGCCGCCCCTACGCCCTAAAGCGCCTGCTAGAGCACGGACCGATGACGCCGCAGGAAATCACAGCCTGCACCCGCTGGACTTCAAAGCAGGTTCACCGCGCACTTGAATTGCTCCTAGAGCACGAACTTATCCACAGCGTTGGAAGCGCTTACGAGGCTGTATGACCGAATACCAAAAGCAAGTAGACCACATGGCCGAGCTTTCAAAACTCCCCGGAATGCGTGAGCACGTATTGACCCGGCTGAAAGAGCTTGAAAACGAACCGGGATTCTCCGGGATCACGCAAGAGGTGTTTGCTCGGGTGCGGGCGGAGAAGGCGGCAGCATGAGTGAGTCGCTGACTATCGAATTGCACAACAGGGTGCAAGCCTTTGCGCTGTTTGAGTCGCGGCTGTATCCGTTTATCAAGGCCAACATGCAGGCCGAGCGCCGCCTTGTCCTGACGGTTAAGCCATCAACCCGCAGCCTTGAGCAAAACGCCCGTCTGTGGGCAATGCTGGCCGAAATCAGTCAACAGGTCGATTGGTACGGACAGAAGCTCACATCCGAAGAGTGGAAGGACGTTTTCAGTGCGGCCATGAAGCGATCCAAGGTTGTGCCAGGACTCGACGGCGGATTCGTGGTCTGCGGTCAATCGACAAGCAAGATGACCAGGGCTGAAATGTCCGAAATGCAAACCCTGATGGAAGCCTTTGGCGCTGAAAAAGGCGTTCGGTTCTCAGCGATGGAGGCCGCATGAAGCAATCCACATGCAAGGTCTGCCGCTGCGAGTACGTCAAGGCCCGCCCGCTGCAGAAGGTGTGCGGCCTGGAGTGCGCGAAGGCCGCTGCGGCGAAGGTGGCCGAGGCGAAGAAAGCCAAGGTAGAGGCCGCAGACCGCCGCCAGACGCGCGAGAAGCTGGACGCCATGCAGACGCGCCCGCAGTTGGTGAAGAAGGCTCAGGAGGCATTCAACGCCTTCATTCGCGCGCGCGACACCGGGAAGACCTGCATTTCCTGCGGGGTTCCGCTGCAGTCGCCCCAGGTGGGCGGTGGGTTCGACTGCGGCCACTACCGCAGCGTTGGCAGCGCTCCGCACATGCGTTTCGTGGAAGACAACGCGATGGGCCAATGCAAGAGCTGTAACCGCCACCTGTCCGGAAACCACGTTGCCTACCGCTCCGGCCTGATCCAGCGCATCGGCCTGCGCGCCGTCGAACTGATTGAGGCCGACCAGACCCTGCGCAAGTACACCAGAGAGGGCCTGATTGAACTGGCCCGCCACTACCGTTCCGAAGCACGAAAGATGAGCAAATGAGGACACCAGCAAAAACCGTTGAACAGAAGCTCTCCGAAGGCTTGGCAAAGGCCGTAGAGGTTGGCGAGTGCCTGGAGTGGCAGGGCGCTTTCTCAAACCACTACACGCAGCCCTGTGTAAAGCACCGCAAGCCGGGTAGCAAATCAGCATCGAACCTCAGCGTTCCGCAGTTGATCTGGGAGGCGAAGAACGGTCCGAAGCCGCCTGGCTCGGTGATCTTTCGCACGTGCACCAACAACGCATGCATCCATGATGACCACATCGCCTGCGGCACGCGCGCCGATTGGCAGAAAGCCCGGAAGAAGGCTGGAGCCACCAAGCACTCGCTCGCCACCAAGATCAAGATCACCACCAAGGCACGCAGCAGGCCGACGACGCTCAACACCCTTGACAAGGCTCGGCAGATTCGCCTGCTGGCTGCCGAGGGCGTCGGCATCGAGGAGTCGGCCCGGATCACTGGCGTATCCGAGTCGATGGCCCTTGAGATCAGGTGCGGCCGCGCTTGGCGGGACACATCGAGCCACTTCGCCGGCCTGGGAGCACGCCCATGAAACGCACATTCATCGCGCAGGACCACATGCCGCCCAAGCTTCCGGTCAATCACACCGCTCTTTGCCTGCTGCTATGCCACTACTTCGACGCTCCGCAATGGGTTTGGACGCTGGTGATCGTTTGGGTTGTGCTGGTCTGGATTGTCTGCATCCACGACATCGCCAATTCTCAGGGCCGCCGGATTCCCTGCTTTGGACGGAAGGAATGACATGAGGTTTGAAAACATCGTCCTAGGGGCGTCCATGGTGGCTCTGTTCGCATGCTTCGTCGGACTCATCTACTTTGCTGTTCAAGAGGGTAAGCGGTGGGAGGCATTCAAGCAGTCGCACGGCTGCAAGGTTGTCGCCCACATCGACGGAAGTTTTTTCAACACCTTCGGCATGTCATCCAGTGGAAAGCCTGTTGTCGGCATTGCATCAACCCCGAGCAAGACCGGGTGGCTTTGCGATGACGGCGTGACGTACTACAAATAAAAGGAACGCCCATGAACGAACCCGTCACCATCGGAGAGCGCTACCGCAAGGCGACCACAACGAGCAACCTAAAGGTCGAGGCCCGACGGTCTGGTGATGCTGATCTGCTGATCGCCGCTGGGTGGGCCGACTCGCTCGGCATCAAGCTGTACCGGCTGGCTGGGGAGCTTGACCAAGTGCTGCAAGAAATTCACCGAGCCAAGACGCAGACGGATTCGATCATGGTTATGACGAAGCTCAGGACCCTTAATCAGGTCAGGGTGGCGCTGGTTGGCTTCGCAATTGATGCCGCTCCCCGTTGGGGCGTTCGGCTGGATCAGAACGTCATGGCTATCGTTGTTGGTAAGGCGTTGTCTGCCTGGCTTGACAAGAACTGTAGGCGGTGTCATGGGACTGGGACGTTTGGCGGGTATGACGGGCGCGTTGCGTCGAAATGCACCGTTTGCTCTGGATCAGGAGGCACAAGGCAAAACATTGGCAATGACGAAGCTCAACGCAGCTTTGCCTTGAGGCTGCTTTGCCACATGGACATGAAGCTTGCCGAAGGTGATGCACGCTTGCGCAGCTACATGAAAACAGCATAGAATGCAAGCACGCTGAGATGAGTCTAGTGCCGCTCGGTGAATTTGCCCGGCGTCTGTGATGCCTAACCCGGTCCCGACCCGGGAGCCCTTTGGGGCACAACTGTCTTTGCGAGGCCCAATGGCTGACGATGCACTCAGGTCATTCGCCAACAGAGCCATGCATGGACTCTCCGGCAACAAGCGCACCTTCTTCTCAAAAGAGTTCATCGCGGATGCTTACCCATCCGACGATCCTTTCGGCTCGCTGTCTCAGCTTGAGGCAGACGCAGCACGCCATGGTGTCAGGATCGTTCCTTTCGCCGTCAGCGGGGTTGATGTCTACATGGCCTTGATCAAGTAGCCAAGCACTCAAGCCACCCGATGCGGTGGCTTTTTCGTTTATGTCCGTGCCCGAGTGGCCGAAGGGTGACGCAGATACAAGGTCTGGCGTGGGTCTGTCACCCAATACGCGGGACCTCGCGGGTTCGAATCCCGTCCGGACGTTTCAGTTTTGTGGTGAATGCGCAGTGCTTATGCGCAAGCTCGGTCGTGCTGGTGGCACCTCAGACCTAGATCGTTAAGCCGCCAAGCAGGAGATAAGCGCCCTGCCACCACGATTCACAACCAGCCCACCCAAGGCCACGCCTCATAAGCGCAGCCGATCCACTCACGCCTGCCAGGGCTACAGGATCGCGGCCAGGGCTCCGGTGCAGCCCAATGACAGCCGGTGACGATGTAGGGCAGGCGACCATGTAGAACAGCGCGGCCGTCACACCTCCGGCGGCATGCGGGCAGGGGAAGCCAATGATCACGCTACAGCCTAGGGTGCAGACCCTGAGCACATCCACTGCACGCAGCCAGACCCAGACCGTTCGCATCAGGGGCAACAGCCTGTATGCCATCCGCCGCAAGCACTTCACCCAGCACCCGCTGTGCGTGACGTGTGAGGCCGAAGGCAGGACATCACTGGCCACTGAGCTTGACCACATCATCCCATTGTGGGAAGGCGGTCATGAGTCAGAGGCAAACCGTCAAGGGCTGTGCACCGAGTGCCACAAGGCCAAGACCGCAGAGGAAGCGACGCGAAGGGCAAGCCTAGGGCTGCCGCCTGATCGCTTCGCCTGAGCCGTCCTGGCGAGCCGCAGCGCCATCCCTGAGCCAAGCAGGCCAGGGGGGCGGTCGAATCTCTGGGGTCGCATGGGCCGGGAAACCGATTGGTATCCCACGGACAGAAAAAATCCCCTATTCAAAAGGAATCAAATGGCCGGAATCCCAGGACGAAGCGGCGGTGCCCGTCCGGGCGCTGGCCGAAAACCGAAAGAGCCGACGATTGTCCAGCTCGCGGCCACGTATGACGATCCTGCCAAGTTCCTGGCGGCCGTCATGAACGACATCGAGACTGACGTGAAGGTGCGGACGGATGCAGCCAAGGCCCTGATGCCGTACAAACACGCGCGCATCGGTGAAGGCGGCAAGAAAGAGCAGCGGCAGAAGGACGCAGAGAAGGTAGCCGGCCGGTTCTCCGCCGGTGCACCACCGAAGCTGGTTGCCGCCGGGGGCCGTAAGGTCGGATGACTCCGGTCTATTCGACGGCTTGCCAGGACTGGGCCGGCCGTCTCAAGCGGGGTGACTCGATCATCCCGCCGCCGATCTATCGGGACCAGGCAGCGCAGGCGCTGGCCATCTTCAAAGAGCTTCGGGTGGTTGACCTGCCTGGAAAGCCAACATTCGGCGAGTGCACCGGTCAATGGGTGTTCGACTTCGTGGCGTCCATCTTCGGCGGCTACGACGCGGAGACCGGGAACCAGCTGATCCGGGAGTTCTTCCTGTTGATCAGCAAGAAGAACACGAAATCCACCATCGCGGCCGGGATCATGCTGACCGCGACGATCCTGTGCTGGCGCGAGGACGAGGAACACCTGATCCTGGCGCCTACAAAGGAAGTCGCCGACAACAGCTTCAAGCCGGCGGCCGGCATGATCCGCGCCGACGACGAGCTATCGGCGTTGTTCCACGTGCAGGATCACATCCGCACCATCACGCACCGGGTCACGAAGGCCTGTTTGAAGGTGGTGGCGGCCGACACGGACACCGTGTCCGGAAAGAAGTCCGGCCGGGTGCTGGTCGATGAGCACTGGCTGTTCGGCAAGAAGAACAACGCCGAAAGCATGTTCATGGAAGCCCTTGGCGGGCAAATCTCGCGCAATGAAGGATGGGTCATTTACCTGACCACCCAGAGCGACGAGCCGCCGTCAGGGGTGTTCAAGGACAAGTTGCAGTATTTCCGCGACGTGCGCGACGGCAAGATCCACGACCCGAGATCGCTGGGCGTGCTGTACGAGTTCCCCGACGACATGGTGGCTTCCAAGGCCTACATGCAGCCGGAAAACTTCCACGTCACCAACCCGAACATCGGACGCAGCGTGTCGGCCGAGTGGCTTGAAGACAACCTACGGAAGAACGCCAGCAAGACGGATGGCAGCTTCCAGGCGTTTCTCGCCAAGCACCTGAACGTAGAGATCGGCCTGAACCTGCGGTCTGATCGCTGGGCCGGCGCTGACTACTGGGAGCAGAACGGAAAGCATGAGATTGTCGGCACGCTGGAAGATCTGATTGAGCGCTGCGAAGTGCTCGACATGGGCATTGACGGCGGCGGCCTGGACGACCTTTTGGGCGCTGCAGTGGCGGGCCGTGAGACTGGATCGCACCGGTGGCTTGTCTGGTGCAAAGCCTGGGCGCATCCCTCCGTTCTGGAGCGCAGAAAGTCCGAAGCCGCCCGGTTCCGCGACTTTGCACGCGACGGCGACTTGGTGCTGGTGCAGCAGATCGGCGACGACGTGACAGAGGTCGCAGAGATTGCCGAGCGCTTGAACGGCTCGGGCAAGTTGGACCGCATCGGCGTTGACCCGCACGGACTGGGCGGGATCATCGAGGCCCTGCACTCGGTCGGCATCGAAGAGGCGCAGATCATCGGAATTTCGCAGGGCTGGAAGCTCACGGGTTCGATAAAAACCACCGAGCGAAAGCTCGCCGAGGGCGCGCTGATTCACAGCGGTAGCCCTCTCATGGCGTGGTGCGTAGGCAATGCACGGATCGTGCCAGTCGGAAACGCCGTGACCATCAACAAACAGGCATCCGGGTTCGCAAAGATCGACCCGCTGATGGCCCTATTTAACGCGGTGTCCCTGCTTGCGCTCAACCCGCAGGCCGCTGGCCGTAGCTTTTGGGAAACCGCCGCATGAACCTCCTTGACCGACTGTTTGGACGAAAGGCCGCACAGCTCACATACGACCAAGTGGCGGGCCTGATCGATGGCAACGGCGGCGGCATGGTGGCCGGCGTTCATGTGAACGAAAAGACCGCTCTTCAGGTGTCCACCGTCCTGGCGTGCGTGAAGGTCATCGCTGATGGCTGCGCCACCCCTGACCTTAACGTGTTCCGAGAAAAAGACGACGGCACGCGCGAGAAGGCGACGAACATCCCTGAATTTCGCCTTCTGAGTCGGCGCCCGAATGAGTGGCAAACGTCCTTCGAGTGGCGCCGCCTGATGACGGTTCACGCCGCATTGACCGGTTCTGCGCTGTCCATCAAGGTCCGTGGAGGAAACGGCCGGGTCCGTGAGCTGATCCCGGTCGAGCCTGGCAAGTGGGACGTGCGCAAGGTGTCCCGCTACGAACTGAGGTATCGCTGCTGGGACGAGTTCGGGATGATCGGCGACTTCACTGCCGACGATGTGTTCCTGCTCAACGGCCTGCAGTGGGAATGGGCGAAGAACCTCGATGCTGTGCGTCTTGCACAGTCCGCAATCGGCCTCGCCATGGCGACCGAGAAGAGCGCGCAGGCCATGCACGCAAACGGCATGCGATCCAGCGGCACGTATGCTGTTGATGGATCACTGACAAGCGAACAGCACGAGCGCATCACGGCGTGGCTTAAGAAGCTTTCAGGACCGGAGAAGTCCGGCACGCCGCTGGTGCTGGACCGTGGCGCAAAGTGGCTGCAAACCGGATCGAGCGCTGTTGATGCCCAGGCCAACGAGACGCGCCGCACCCAGGTCGAGGAAATCTGCCGGGCCTACAGCGTGTTTCCGATCATGGTCGGCCACTCCGACAAGGCCAGCACTTTTGCCAGCTCTGAGGCGTTTTTCAGCGCCCACCTGATCCACACGCTGGCACCATGGCACAAGGCATGGACCCAGCGCACAGATGAAATGCTTCTGGACGGCGCCGGACCGCTGTTCGCCGAGTTCGACACCCGGTACATGCGCATGGCGGCGATGAAAGACCGTGCGATGTACGCGCGAACCATGATCGAAATGGGCCTGATGAATCCTAACGAGTGGCGCGACATGGACGGGCTCGACCCGCGCCCAGGTGGCGACAAGTACCTCACGCCCATGAACATGACCACCAATCCCAATGAAGGGAATCAAGATGACAAACAGCCTCAAGGCACTGTCGAAATCGACGAATGATCTGATCGTCGGGAACTACATCGTTCTCTTCGGCGGCCGCGATCTGGTGGGCGAATACTTCACCAAAAACACCAAATTCGAGAGCCCTTACACCGACATTGGTTCGATGTACGTCGATTTCGAGCACGGAATCGACCCCGACAACATTGGCATTGACGACAACAGCGTGTTGGGCGTCGTGGACTGGAAGTCAGCCAAGGTGGACGAGAAAGGCGTGTTCGTCGAGCGCGTCCTGAGCCGGCGCGCGCAGTACATGGAGCACCTTGAGGGCCTGATCGAATCCGGCGTCATGGGCACGTCGAGCGAGGCCGTGCGAGGCAAGGTGTCCAAGACCCGCGATGGCGAGATCACAAACTGGCCTCTCAAGCGTGATTCGCTCACGCTGACGCCGATGGAGCCCCGCATGGTCTCCGAAAACATCTTGCAAGCCGCGAAGTCTCTGCGCGAGTTCTTCCCATCTGCAAAGTCTCTGGCCTCTGTTGTCGGCGTCAAAGTGCCCGACGAAAAGACCATCGAGACGATCCAAACTTTGGCCGAAGCCGAAGACCTCCTGAGGGATTCAGCGGGTTTCAGCAAGGCAAAGGCCCTGGCTTTCGTGAGCCGGGTGAAGTCGTTGGCAACGCGGAGTGATTCCGCCGGGCTGGACGAGTTGAAAGCGCTTCTGAAGCGCAACACACAAGCACTCCAACCGTAAAGGAATCACATCATGGAACTGAACGAAATCAAGAGCCTCGTTGAGGCACAGGGCAAGGCCTTCGAGGACTTCAAGAAGGCCAACGACGCTCGCATCGACGCACTGAAAGAAGGCAAGTCTGCCTCCGATCACGAAGCCAAGCTGGCAAAGATCGAGAAGGACATGGCCGCGCTGGACGAGCAGAAATCGCGCCTGGAAAAACTGGAAGCCAAGATGGCCCGCCCCGGCGCGCTGGATGGAGCCAAGCAGGACGGCGAAACCCAAGCCGAAGCCGAGTACCGCCGCGCTTTCATCGGCTGGGCTCGCAAACCCACCGACTTCGAGGCCCAAGGCAAGGCTATGGCCGCGTTCAAGTCGCTGGAAGCCACCAAAGCCACCCAGACCGTGACCTCCACCGGTTCCGCTGGCGGCTTCGCACTGCCCGAGATCATCGAGCGCCAGATCGCCCGCCTGTCGGTGGACATCAGCCCGATTCGCGGCATTTCGACCGTGCGCCAGGTCGGTTCTCCCGATTACAAGGAACTGTTCGACGTGAACGGCGCGGCTTTCGAGTGGCTGGGTGAAGCTGGCACCCGCAACCAGACCAACACGCCCGACCTGGCCGAAGTGGCTCCCACCTTCGGCATGGCATCCGCCAAGCCGCAGGCCTCGGAAGAGTCGCTGGACGACCTGTTCTTCAACGTGGAAGACTGGCTGATCTCTTCGGCGGCCGAGGCCATCGCCCAGGGTGAAGGCGCTGCGTTCCTGTCCGGCAACGGCTCCAACAAGCCGACCGGCATCCTGGCTGGCCCCACCCCGGTGACCACCACCGACGCTTCGCGCGCCTTCGGCACGCTGCAGTACATCGCATCAGGCCAAGCCGCCGCGCTGCCCACCAGCGCCGACGTGTTCTTGGATATGGTGTACGGCCTGCGCGCCCGCTACCGCGCGAACGCTCGCTGGCTCACCAGCAAGACCGTGTTGTCTGCCCTGCGCAAGTACAAGGACACCACGAACCAGTACCTGTGGCAACCCGCCCTGACCGCTGGCCAGCCGGCCACGTTCATGGGCTTCCCGATTGTGGAAGCCGAAGACATGCCCGCAGTCGCTGCCAACAGCTTCTCTCTGGCATTCGGTGACTTCCGCGAGGGCTACCTGATCGCCGACCGCGTGGGCA